GGATATATGCAGGGGCTTTCGCCCCCACATAATTTTTAAAGATACCCCTCACTCAAAAATGATAAATAGTTATCATAGGTTAAAATGATATGGTCGAGTAGTTTTATATTTAGGACTTCGCCAGCCGCTTTTATTTGTTTAGTTATCGCAAAATCTTCTTGGCTTGGTTGTGCGTTGCCTGATGGATGGTTATGACTAACAATAATACTATGAGCATTTGCTTTTAATGCTCCTTGAAATATTACTCTCACATCAACTAAAACCCCATTGAGTGCGCCTTTGCTAACGGTTAAGATTCCTAATATATGATTCCCCCTATCCAAATATATCACTTTAAATTCTTCATAATATTCTAAAGTGTTAGGATTCCAAAACATACGAAGAATGTCAACAACACTCCCAACAGTTTTTAAAATCTCTTTTGAAAAGCGGTTAGGCTTGTAAATAATTTCTATTTCAGATATGATATGTTGCATTGCTTTGATTTTTAATGATTAGTTAAATGTTCCTATACACTACACTATCAGAATAGAAGTAGTCACTCATAAATAAATCACGTGCGTAGGCTTCTTCATCAAAATAAGCGGCGTTTATTCCTGCTTTTTCTAAGGCATCAAACCAACCGCTTTCCTCAGCTAAATATTCCGCATAGGCTATTTCATTGTCATACTTACCTACATAGGCTTCTTCAAATACACTTTGCAAATAATCAAAATCGCCAGTGTATCCTGTGTGACTCATCCAGTTTAAAAGTGCCTCTCCTTTTTCGTCGTCGTCTTTATAGGCTTCTATAAACTCAAATACGATGTCTGAAACATGGCTTTCACCTATCCAACATTTAGGCATTTGATGTAAAATGCCTTCATAATCTTGATACATTAATTCGGGGTCATGTTCCCCTTTATGTAACTTCTTACATGCTTTAACAAATGTTGATTTATCTGAATAATTAGTTAAATCTAACCATTTACCAAAGAGATTACCTGCGTTGTACTTGCCATAAGTACCCACATAAATTTTAGCTTCCATTTTTAAATAAGATTTAGAATGATAAATAATTATTTTTTAGACACTTGTTTGACATGAAATAGGTATTTCATAGGCGAAAACTCAATAACTTCGGGTTCGCCAGCGATTAGGCTATCTTCCAAATTTATTGTTATTTTCTTTCTTTTATCCCATATTGAAAAGGCTTTTTCACCTTTATTAATGGAAAAACCTAACTTTTGCCATTCATCATAAGTTTTAAAATCTTGTGATGTGACCCCCTCAATAGTGGCATAATGGAAAATTAGAGTTGCATTAATTGTTGATTGGTTTTCTTTTGCCATTGGCTGCAATTGATTGGACAGTTGTTTTAACTCGGCTCTGCGAGTTGTAGTAAGATTTGACATGATTAATTGAATTTAAATTATTGAATCTATTTTAAAATAATACATAAAAATAAGGCTTTTTCGTCGCAATTGCAACAAAAAAGCCTTATTTTTTAATGAAAAACTTAGATAAATCATTGATAATCAATGATTTATGTAGTTTTCATTTTTGGTAAAAGTATTGAGCCTAATTTATATTCATCTCCACAAATTCCTGTTACTACTTGGTCTTGTGCGTCTGAAAAATCGGTAGCGTGTGTCGGATGTATGTTACTATTTGCCCGTTCACTACTTTTGTTTTTAGTTACTTGTTTGTCTTTTGTTTCCTTTGTTTGGGTGTTTTGCATTGAGATTAAAAGATTTCTACATTTTAAAAGATTGATTCTAAATTTTGGTATTCTATAATCATCCTCTTTTAACATAACCTCCCAAAGACTGCGTACTAAATATTTAAAAGGATTTGACCCGCCTTTTGAACCTCTTTCAACTTTCCAACCTGCTTTAATCAATTGTGTTTCCATTTCTTGGGCCCGTGTTTCTCGTGTGTTTCCTGTCTTATTATTTCCTGTTCTGTCATAAAATAATATTACCCTTTTAGTGGGAAAAATAGAATAATATTCTATGAACTTTGCCACCATGTCGCTCTGAATTTCAGAATCATCGCCCAGGGCGTGAAACTCGTTCAAGGCTCTTAAAACACGACCTTCCTTTTCATCAGAAAGTTGATTAACAGTCATACAGTTGATGCGTGCGCCCCAGTCAATCCCCAAAATTAGGGGTATGTTAGATTTTAAGTTATCAGGACCATAATCATACCGACAATCTTCATAACTTCTATAATCATTTAAAATAGGAATGTAACCGTGTCTATCTTCACGCAATAATGAATAGAAGGCGCCTAATACTAAATTGGGTATTTCATTGAGGTATTCAGCTTTAAAAATCCACTCAAACAACGCCTTTTTCCATGCGTTTTCTACATAACCCGACATGAGGTTACGTAGATTGACACCCACATTAAACATTGAAAAATTAAACAATTTTGGCGATTCTAAAGCCAATTGTTCCATTTCTAAAACCCATTGACCAGAAAGCGTTAATGGCATAGACGTAGCCGTTAAACTTAAACCAAATGTTCTTTTATGCCTAAATTCTTTGACATTTGACCCCCTCAGTGTTGCAGCTGATGTTTCATCTAAAACAGCTTTATTGAGCATTGCCGCTTCATCTCTAATTTCTGCATCAACACTTAATGCTCGACCCGAACCTTTTACGTCTTGACTTATGATTTGATTAATATGCCCCGTGTACCAATAAATGATATGAGTATAATCATCGGGCTGCATATAAGGTGTTGGCCAGTTCCAGTTTTTAGGTGGTCGCCTACCTATAAAAAAATGTAATCCTTCAAAGTATCCCAATTTCTCAAGCGATAAGCGTAAAGAAGGTAGCATTTCCTTCAAAAATTTCGCATAACTTGGTACAATGATGTTTGTAACACCACGGGGCATATCATGCACTAAAACGCCTAAAAAATCAGCAATTTCAGTTGTTTTGCCCACTCCACGAGCCCAAACCCATATCAGATTTAAGCAATTGAAAAGTGAGTTATAAGCAACAACTTGGGCAGCATTTCGAACCAACGTTCTACTTTTTTTGCCTACTTGTCGCATCAAACTTTGAAAATCTTGACTACCCTTATTATTGATTCTTTCAATTTCCCCCTTCAGTAAATCTACATCAGATTTCTTCATGGTCTATGTCTTCGGTTTTTTGGGCATCTGCCTCCGCTTTAAATTGTTTTTCAAGGGCTAATATTTCATCTAAGTTCATGTTATGCTTATTGACCGATACATTTTGAGCAATCATTTCTTTCAAAATATGATTGGTAAGAGGATCAGCAATCAAAATATTAATGTGCTGTTCCATTTTTGAAGCATCAAAACCGCCCCCCGTGTCTTGATATTTTGATAGGATTTTCTCTGCAGCTGCGGCAAGTCTCGCAACGGCTGCTGCCCCTTGCTCTGGTCTTTCTCCTGTTTTAGCATAAGAGATAGCTTCGTAAATTTCTTCAATCAAATAGCTTTCGATAAATACGACATCTGCTTGCATCAATCTTTGACGGTGTTTGCTGACTAATGCCAAATCTCTGTTTGCGGTCGCAATTTCAACGTTGTTAAATTTCATGTGAGCTTCAATCACCTTACCTCTGTCATATTTGACACCTTTTAGGTCATTTAAATGAGACATGAGCCATTGATAGCGACGTAACATTCTCAATTCTTTATCGGTCAAATCGGATTTTTCTAAATCGCCTCGCCAATATGATTCCAGGGCGTGTTCGGCATTGCGATTTTCTTTAAGGGCGAGTAATGCAGTTTGCCTATTTGTTTTTTGAAGTTTTTGGGGTAAATCAGACATTGTATTATTTTTTTAGGGATTTTATTTTTTCATCAACTTCTAAGAGTTCAGCTTTTTTAATGGCCAGCTCATCTGTATAGCGTTTTATTTTGTTTTGACCTAAAGTATCTTCTTTCAATAATCCATTTAATCTGCACACCCTTTCTGAAAGATATTTTTTCTTAGTCATCAACTCAACAGTATCCAAAATAGGGTTCTCAGAGTTGTTTAAAATGCTTTCAATGGGCAATGTTCCGTCTTCATCATAACCATCTAATTGTTCAAAAATCCTATCAATTCGCTTGGTTAGCTCTCTGATGCGCCGTGCCTTCATGGTTCTTGATTGTGATTCCTCAGTTTCTTCAAGGGTCATATGAATACTTCGTCTTTCATCTCTCAATTCTCTTTGCTCTTTTCGCAGCTTCAAAATTATAGCTGGCTCATCCTGTATTTTAACTTCTGATTTTACATATTCCTTGATATGTACTGTTTCGTTTATAGTTTTTGGTTCATCAATGATGTTTTCAGAAACAAAATATTGCTTCAAAATCTTTATTATGGCAGTTTTATCAGCTTGTGATACAAATGCTTTAGATTGAAGATATTTTAATGAAGCAATTTCGGCAGGTGTTCCGTGTTGACAGACCAATTCGATTCCTTTTTTAACTGAACCACCATCTTTTATGTATTGACTTAACCTATCCACGTCTCTCAATTGACTTTATTCTTGAAAAATCTGTAATGATGTATGTGTCTGATAATTCATAATGCCTAAAAATTCGACTCGGATAATCAACCACATTTTTGATTTTAATGATTCCGGCATCCGTTTTAATCATATCCTGAACCAACTTCTTAAAATCACTTGAATAAGTATTTTTACCCTCGTATTCAATGAATAAATCCGTTTTTTCTAAATTGCCAATATCTAAATTGAAGATGTTATGACTTAATTTTCCCCAATCATAAGCACGCTGCCTTCCAAACATGCTGGCGATTTGAAGCGAATTGGTGGCAAAAATCAAAGATTTACCATATCTTGAACGGTTGTTGTCCAAATCCAAAATATCCAGTTGTGTACCATGAAAAACAATCATAGCTCAAATTTGGGGTATTGAACAATTGTTTGAAAGGACAATTGAAAAGATAAGCCCCTTCAGTTTGGTGACTGAGGGGGCTTATTTTTTAACCAACCCAAATGTAACCGCCATCGCTCGTGCCATTACCATTTTGGGTTTTAGGGTGTTTTAGATTTTCCATTACTTTTCCTTTTTTTTGAGGTGAATGTATAAAATTATTTCTTAATGTGGTTCAAAGTATTTTGTCGTTTGCCAAACTCTACTAAATCTTCCCAGGTAAACACTACGCCTTTATCAAAAGCACTTTCCATTTTTTCTAAAACAGCCATCATTTTTTCCGCTACAGCGATGAACACCCCCTCAGTATTTGAGGGAGAAACTGGAGCTCCCGAAGGAATATTTTGATTATTGCTCGCACTGCCCACGTTTCCACCATCTTCAAATTGTCGAGTAGTTCCACTTTTACGCCTTTGGCGATGTGCCTCGATGACGGGCAAAAAGTTTGCTACCTCTGGTATTTTGAGTTCAGGATTTGCGATAACATATTCTTCTCCTTTTTCTCCCGCTAAAAAAACATTGGGTCTTGTAACCATGCCTGTTTTAGCTTCACCACCCATAAAAGCATCATAATACTGCCCATCTTGATTGCCCACAACACCAATAGTTCCTCCATCAGCTTTAGCTTTAACTTTTGGTGCAGTGCTCAATACCTCTTTTGCCATAGCTATGTTTGCTAAAACAACAGCTACACCTGATGCCACCTTAATTGCAAGGTCAATTGGTGTTATAGAGGTGCTTGCTGCTGCTGCAACAACACCCGAAATAGCCTGTGCAGTATCAAAAACAATCTTTGCCAATGCAGCTACTTTTTGTAAAGCTGCTGCTTCTTCCGTTTCAGCACCAATAATGTCTCCTAAAGCTGTAAAAGCATTACCAACAGCATTGGCAAGTGCATTGTAATTTTGAATTGTTTTATTGACAAACTCTTGCTCTTTTTTAGTTTTATCAGCATCAGCTACGTCTTGAATATTTTTCTTTTTAACATCAAATGCTTTTCTAATGGCATCCAAACGCTCTTCATACCCTTGATTGGCTGCAAGTAATTTTTCTAATTTAAGTCTTTCCTGTTCAATCTCAGCATCTGCTTTTGATTGAATCTGTATTTTGAAAAGTTCTAATTCTTCAAATGAGCCTTCAACTGATTTTACAGGTTTTAATCCAGCATTTGTGTCAGCTACATATTGATTATATTCATCTTCAATACGTTTTACTTCTTCAAAAAACTTTTTAGTAGCTTCTAAATCCTTAATAGTTTGTTCTGCTGCTTTGAAATCTTTTTCAAGTCTTTTGGTTTCTTGAAAAGCCTCTATTTCACGTTCACGGGTTGCCATCAGAGCGAGTTTCTGCGTATGAGCTGTGGCGCGCTGGGCTTCGGTGGTGTTTAGTAGGTCATTTTCAATGCGTTGGGCGACTGCAATTTGTTTATCGTATTTACTGTAAATACCTTGTATCTCCTTTTCATTTGCAGTTAACCGTTTTAGATTCCCGTCATCCAAAAACTTTTCAATATCATCTAACTGTTTTTTCAGAACATCTGTATAAATATCTCTAATTTCAATGCCTCTTTGTTTTTCTAAGGCAAGTTTTAGTTGATATGCTTCCTCGCCAATTTTACCTTTTTGCTTTTCAAGTGTTTCAGCTAATTGTATATCTTCTCGATATTTTGCTCTAATGGCTTCAGCTCGTGCTGCTTCATTGTCTAAAAGATTTCGAGTAACATCAGCTTCATGTCGCTCACGGGCTTCTCTTAATTTCTCTAAATCTTTCTGAATTTCGGCCTCTCGCTTTTTGGCTTCGTTTTGATCATATATGGACACACCTGACATATCTGGTGTATCTGGTGCCTTAATATCATCCAATGGTTCTCCTCTCAATTGCTGTCTTTTATAATATAGAGTATCCCATTCTTGAGTAACTTTACCTAACTTATTTTGTAATTCTGTAACAGCTTCTATTTTAGCATCAGTATCTTTAAGATAGTTTTTACCAAAAAAACCACTTGTACCTACAATTATTCCTTTATTAATTTTTTCTATCTGTTCTCTAATTCGCACTTCTTCTCCTTCCAAATAATCAAGTCTTGAACTTGTTTTTGTTATGGCATCAGCATTATCTAATTTTAATATTTTTCTTTGAGCAACTAAAAACTCTTCAGCTGCACTGGCATTAATTTTTAAAGCTTTACCATATCTATCTATTTCTATAATTGATGTAGGAACAATTTCACCTATTCCTTGAATTGCTTTTTTAAGTTCTTCCTGTTCTTTTTTATTTAACTTGGTTTCACCACCTACTTTTTTACTCTTTTCAGTTAAATGTTCATATTTTTCAAGTAATTTTGGCAAAGACTTCTCAAGTTCTCCTACTTTGTTTTTTTGCTCAAAAAAAGCATCACTTGCAGCTTTACTTGGATTTACCATACCTGCCATTGCACCAGATACTTCACCCAACCAATCAGCAACAGGTGCAACTACATTCAATAATTTTTCAAAAAGTGGAATAAAAAATTTAGCTAAATTATTAGTAATATTTGCCAACATGGCATCAATGCGTGCTTGACTTCTGACCATTCCATCCGCACTACCTGTAAAAGCTTCATTTTGTGCAGCTGCTCCATCTGTTATCATTTTTAGAATAATCATAGCTCTGCCATGTTGCTGGGCAGCGGCATTCATTTTGTCAAGCCCTAACTCCATCATTTTTGCTTGCACTACATTTTCTGATATAGCAATGTTGAATTTGGCGAGTTGTTCAACATCTTCCGCAAATGCCCCTTTGATAGCTTCCAAGGCTTCATGTGTTTTTTCAACACCCCCACCAGAAAACTGTGATAAAACACCAGAAAGATTTACTACCTCGGTACTCATTTTAGCGGCTTCTTCCCGGCTAAATTTTTGCGATTGCAAAAAGGCAGTTACATCTGTACTTAAACCAACATATTGCTCTCTGGCTAAACCAATATCAGTTGCATTTTTTCGGGCTTCTTCACTTACAAAACTCAATTGTTCTTTAAGGACAACTGTACTTTTTCGAGCAATATTATCTAATTCTACCCCTGTTTTATATAGTTCACGCCCATATGCAACAATTTGGTCAACAGCGAACATTCCAGCCGCTGCTGCAATTACACCATTAATTCCTGGTATTTGCTCATGCCACGCTTTGGTAATCCCCGTAATACTTTTCTTATGATCTTCAAGAACTTTTTCTAAGTTTTTGTACTCCTTAATTTTTTCATAATATTCTTGAGAGTTAATAGTTGCTTTATCTAACTCTTTATTGAGTTCAGAAAAGCGTTTTTTAACATGTTCAATATTATTAGTGGCTGTTTTATCCAAATTAGAAAAAGCTGTAACGGTAGAAGCGATACGAGCTTCTGCTTTTTCAATATCTTTGGCGAGCATCTTCATGTTGATGCTATCCACTTTTTGCCCCGCTTTTACGAGGTCAATGTAGGTTTGTCGAAGTTTTTGTAAATCTTTTTGTTGCTCCAGCACGCTCGCTTTTACATCTTCGGGCATGCGTTCCCAGATGTCGGCAATTGCTTTTATACTCGCTCGGTTTTTTTTTGCGGCTTCGTCGGCTTGGGCTAATGAAAGAGCTCGATTGACGTAGGCATCTGTTCCCTCCGCAGCCCGTGCCGTTTCATCTTTAAGCCGACCCATTTCACGGCTGATACTTTTAAGGGTGCTTTCAATTTCTTTACCGTCAATCCTGACGGATACGGAGCGTTGCTCTACTCTTTCAGCCATAATCTATTGGGGATTTTAACCTTTTGGTTGATAATGCCCCAAAATTCACGTTCACAACTACCACCAGAAAGGACTTTTCATAAATGAAATGTCCTTTCGCTCAAAATACTGAGGGGGTACTTTCGCCCCCATGTACATCCATCGCCACATCGCTGATTATTTCAAATCTATTGCGGTCAATCATCCTGATATACGTCATGAGGATAAGCCAGGTAAAGTTGGTTATGCCGTTGATAATTATGCTGACCTTTTGGACGGTGTTTTTCGCAATGCCTTGAAGCCTTCGGGATACAGCTTGCGCCTGATAGATTCATCCATCAAGCCCGAAGGAGATGAGAGCCAAGGGTTACTGGCGCATGTCGACACCGGATTTACCATCACTAAAAGAATTCCAGAACTGACGGATGCAGAAGTTCAAAAAGCAAAAGATGAGTGCCTCAAAATCACTCAAGAGGTCATCGCCCGCATGGTCATGGATTCTCGTGACCGTTTGAGTCTTTTTCAATCCTCACTCAATCGCATCAGTTACGGTCAATTTTTGTGTGAAACCTCGCTTTTCAAAGGCGACGGTTTTTGGATAGGCATCGTCACGACTTTTCAATTTAAAGTGGAGTTCATTGAGGATATCTGCGATTTAGTTAATCAAACTGGCTGGCTCGACAAATGACGGTAAGCATTGATAATTCTCCCAGAAATTTGAGTTTCTCTAACAATCCCGTTGTCTATAAACTGACACTGCGGGATGAACTGGGCGTTCCCTTGGTTTCAAAATTGGCAGATTCCGTTTTTAAATATAATAATGATGCTTTTCAAGACGGCGACGTGGTTGCCATCAGCATCACCGACGAAGACAATCAATTGGTTGCCTTGGTTCAGTTTCAATTGATTTCAACGGCGCCCACCAACACCAATGAAATTCAGGTCAATTTTGCAAACATTGATCAGGATGAGATGCAACATATCATTGATTCCATCAACGCTCATTATCGTCTAAATCCTTACATATTTTGTTATCAAGACAATTTAGGTATCCATGCTCAATTGATAGTATCGGATAATTACACCATTGAATGGATTTTTAACCCCCAAAAAGCTTTTACAAAGTCTTTTACGCCTTTCATGAGTGCTGATACTGAGGGGGCTACTTATGCCGTGTTTTTTGAGAAAAGATACAATACAAATGTTTTTGCAGAAGCATTTAAAGGTGAATTGGTAGCTGATGACAACGCCAAAATAGCCTTAAACATTTCAGATGTGTTACAAAGTGAATGCTTAACGACGCTTTTAGAAAACCCATTTGCGCACTATCCAATTGATGATGCCATAGTATCCAACAACATCAGAAGATACTATTGTCGTTTTGTCAAGACTTATGATGCTGTTAGATTCCTTATGATTGGTGGATATTCAAATCGTCGTTTTTTGGTTCAAGACTTTTTTAATTCCCTTGGTAACTCAAACAGCTTTTTGACCTATCAACCCAATCAAAAAAGCGTTGCTTTTCAGTCAAAAGAATGGCTTTCGTGGTTTTGTTATGCCGGTGACGGTGAAGTATATTTAAAGGTAAGACGCTGGAAAGCGGGTCTATCAGACTATTTTGAAAAACAGTACGTCACCGCCGTCAACGGGCTATGTGTAACTTTTTCAGTCTCACCTGCGGCGTTGGTTTTACACGCGCAAACAACGCATTACACCGTTCAAATTTTTAAAGGCAATGTGCCAGTGTCACCGCTTCGCACTTACATACACGACCGTTTTTTTTATCGTTTTCGGCAATTGGCTTACCTCAATGCCTTTGGATTACCCGAAACAATAACATGCAGAGGTAATTTTTCTCATACCATTGCCATCAGTGCTGAAGCGTATCAAATCATCAGAAATACTGAGGGGGGCAGCCAAACAATTGTCAATAAACGACTTAAAGACAATGTTCAGCATAAATATACCTATCGCACGGGTTACTTGAGTGCATCAGAAAAAGAAGCCTATTCAGAAGTGCTTGCTTCAAATGTCCTTTATGACGTTACGGATACAAACTATTTTGCGCTTCAAATAGCGGACAGCCGTTCAAAAGATGAACTGGTGAGTGAAACGGGCGAATATCTATACACATGGGAATTTGTTTGTATCCCAATTATCCAAGAGTCTAATTTTGAAACGGATGCGGTTACAAAATCAATGGCAAACCCTGCCGAACCACCCGCCTTTCCAAATGGATTGGTCAATAATTTAGGGGGCATTCAATCAGGGTTGTTGATTTTTGAGATGACACAAGCGGAATTTGATGCGCTACAAGCTCAAGGAACGCTCAATGAAGGCATCTACCGCATAACCGACAACGAAAATGTTTATTTGAGCGGTGGTGGCTCATTGGCTATCAACATCAAATATGGCCCATTACGATTTGCAAAAGCATTGAACATTACAAGTGGAAGCATACTAATAGCCGACATTAGTGCCACCACCGCAAATGATAGATTACGCATGAGAGTTTACCGAGGTAATGTCGAAATATTTGAAATTGATGATTTTATCATTGATAATTTGAATCAAATCATTTTTACTATCCCTCTTAATATGGAAGATATTCGAATATTTTACTAAACCCCAAAAGTTTTTTTTCATGAAAAAAGTATTATTACTCGGACTATTAGCAGTCTTTTCATTAAGCCTAAAAGCCCAAACAACGACCAATATTTTCAATACGCTCGATGCAAATGCAGCCACATCAGGCTTCATTTTTCGAGTAAGTGCAACAAGCTGGGCGAATGGTCGCAAGAAAATTGAAGCGGTTGATCCCATTTCACTATTTTCAGCTGGTTCAGGCATCAGCATTTCTGGTGCGGGTGTAATCGCTGCATCGGATCCAAGCGTGACTAATGAAATTCAAGCCTTAAGCATTTCGGGAAATACTGTCTCGCTATCAAATGGTGGCGGCTCTGTCACTCTGCCTACCGCCAGTGCGCCTGACGGATCTGAAACAAAATTAAATGCTGGAACGAATATTACGTTGACAGGAGCGGGTACAACCGCTTCGCCTTATGTAGTCAATGCAGCAAATATGTTTCAAACCATGAGCATTTCGGGGAAAATAATTTCATTGACTGGCAGCGCATCGGTGACGCTCCCAAAACAATGGACCTATAAAACACATGTTAAAAATCAAGTAACTGCTACATTAGCACTGCCTGCGACCGTTCCAAGCACTGCAACCGACATTGGCATTTACATTGGCGGATTAAAAATGACACCAACAACAGATAACTACACTGTAAGTGGTTCTACGTTAACCTTTGTCGGTGGTGCGCCAAACATGGATGTAGAAATCTGGTACAACGAATAAAATAAGACTGAGGGGGTATTAAAAAAGTACCCCCTCAGTAAATCAATATTTTCTTACATAAATATATTTTTCAATGAAAAAATTAATGTTTTTGGGGTTATTATTAACGCTTTCTCTCTTCTCATTCGCCCAAAACCAACAACAAGGCGGGCAGCAACAAGCCGAAATCAAGCCCGATTCGCTTGTCTATAATTATGAAATTGTCACGAAATCTGATTCTTTGATTTTCATCAAAGTCAAAGAATACAAAGAAACATCCGTGCCTACCAGCTCGCAGCTTATCAATCAACAGGTTGCTCAACTCCGGGAACAAAAAAAACAATTGCTGCAAAACATTGAAGCTCTTGACCTTCAGATTGCTGAATTATCGAAATATAAAGGCAAAGTCGAAGATGTTGAAAAGAAAATTGAAAAAATTATAAAAAAAGATAAAAATTAGTTTTGACTTTGGTTAATAAATTTATCATTCAAATTTTTAAATAATTTAATTTTACAATGAAAATTTTAATTTTATTTATTATTTTTTTTTCAATCTCTATGCATCTTGGTCATTCTCAAAATAATGAAACTAATTATTTTACTCGTGATAATAGCGTTGTTGTTCAGTCAATCGTGATTCAAAATGGAAAAGCTGACACCAGCGAACGAGTAACTGACTCAAAATCAGTTTCTTTAATGATTGAACAAAAATCAGTACAAAGGGCGCAAATAAGAGCTGCATATGAGCAATCAGAAAACGACTTTAATATGCTTATGAACATATTTTTTGGTGTTAAAAAAGAAGAGGATAGAGCAAAAATAAACAAAGATTTTGAAAACAAAAAATATTAAAATGAGGCTAATTTATGTAATTATTGTACTTTTTCTTTTTCAAATAATTCATGCACAAAGCACGAGGATATCAGCTACTTCGTTACTACAAAGTGGAGGAAATAGCACCATTTTAGTGACAAATGCAGATGGGTCTATTGAATGGATGCCCTTTAATAGTTTAAAAAATTCTATTAATTTTACGCTTTCTGATGCGATTAGTCATGGTAATACGGCTAATGGTCGCATTTCTTCCGTATTTGACGGCGTTCTAAATAAAGATGCTATTAATGTTTCACAAGTTCAAACAACAGTATCTTCTTATTCAGATTTAATAGCATACGATAAACTTTTGAACACAATAAGTCTTAAGACAATTAACGATAATGGCATTTTTGATTACCTACCAGCACTTCCTATTCAAGTAGTTGATTTTGGTATAGTTTTCCCAGCAACTGGAAAAAATGGTGGATATTGGAAAAGAAAATTAACGAATAACATCGTTGATGTAACAATGTTTGGAGCAACGCTTAACGATAATACTGATGATGCATTTGCTTTTCAAGCAATGTTTAATTCACCATTATTGGCTGAAAATGTTTCAGTTAAGTTATCAATTGGTATTTATAATGTTAACTCACGAGTTTTAGTAACAGATAAAAAATTATTACATTTCGACGGCAATTATGCTACAATAAAAGTTGGTTTAATTGATAATTTATCACCTTCACAAGGTTGTGTTTTTTACATTGGTCGAAGTGGTAATATTTCATACGATGTAAGTTCCAAAGTTGAAAATTTATTTTTTGACTTTGGAAATCAAATCACGACATGTAATGCTTTATTTTTTGGTAACATACAAAAAGAACTTAATATTGACAATGTTCATGCGTTCAATTTTGGATCTAATGCACAAACTGGGCTGTTTTTATATGGTGTGGGCGATGATGTGGGTGGTTCATATGGTTTAGGTTCAGGTGCAAAAATTACTAATTGTTCATTCAAAGGGAACAGTAATAATGGACAATTAGATTACAATAATCCAACACAACGTGGTAGAGGAATAATCATAACAGGTAATCAAGGGAGTAGCCAAGAAACTGTTTCCGAATTTGGCTTTATAACTGGTTGCACATTTTGGGGATTACACAAAGCTGTGACTCATATTGAGGGTGCAAACTGGACATTTAATAGTAACAATTTAGTTTCTTTTTGTAATCCAATTGAATTTGGAAACGTTGATGCAGGAATAATTGAAGTATTGAACAATTCAGTTTCAAATAATGGTAAACTTACTATTTCGGGGAATCAATTCAAACACAATCAGGGTTATTGTATCTATTCTAACTACAATAATGCTTCACGTCCAATTTTAGTTCTGGGCAATCAATTTATAAGTAATGACTATACCTGTATTTATTTTGAAAATACAGGTCTAAATATGATACAATCGAATGTTTTTCAAAATTGGAAAAATGCTTTTTTACTAAATCACCTAAATCGTCCATTTTCAGAAACATTGGCAAATGTGCCTGCCATCAGACTTAAAAATTCTCCAACAAATTTAATTTCACAAAATTTATTCGAGAGTGGTGGAAACTTTATAGAAGCAGAAGGGTGCAGCTATAATAATATTACAAACAACACATTTAAAGATGGTGGTTATGGTATAGTCTTAAATAACTGTAGTTATTTTAACATAGCTGATAATATAACATACAATACTATTGATCTAATAAAAACCTTAGGTAATTCGGGTGGAGGTGGGAATACCGTAAAACGACAATCTAACACATTTGAAATCGTAAGCTTTACTAGTGATATTTCAGCAACGATTTTAAAAGAAAAACACAAGACACTATTCTATCAAGTTGGTTCAACAACAGCAACAAATGGCACTATAATTTTGCCGTCAAATACCATAATGGGTGAATCATATGAGCTCATATTTACTGGATTAGCAGCAACAAATACTGTTGAAATGACTACACCTTATGTAGTTGCGACTAATATAACTTTTCAAGCAAGTCAAGGAGAAATTATCCTTAAAAATTATGATGAAAATGACAATATCTATTTTGGAGATGTATTTATCTTTACTAAAATTAATCCAGACAAATGGATGAAAAGTGTTCAAAGGTCTTTTAATCCTTCTTTTAAATTCCTACCTAATGCAGCAAACGCTGAAACGTTAAGATTTAACGGAACGAATTTTGTTGGAAGTGATGTTTTAAGAAATAATGGTGTAGATTTATTTTTTAAAAACAAAGTCGTACAAGGAAATATTCTGTCCAATTTAGAAACACAAAACAGTTTAATTACAAGTAACGCATACGGTTTTGGCAGTTACAGAGATTTAGATGCTTTAACGGCACCTGTTGCAACAATTTTTAGTTTTGGTGCAAAATTGGGTGTTGATCCAGTGCGAACATCTGAAATTTGGGGCATAACACTAGCTGGTGGAGAAAGTGGAAGAATGTCTTTGGGCGTGAAAAATTCAGGAGTGTTCAGTTTTTCGCAAAGTTTACTTGAAGATGGATCAATAAAATTCGATAAATACAATAACAGTAATTCCTTTTCCGTTGTAGGTGCTTTTTTGCCGATTTTTGACGAAAACGGCAAAATTGGATCAAATGGATACGACTACATTTGGAAAAAAACTGAAATTGATACTTCCACAATATTATTTACTAATCGTCTGAAAACGATAACTGAAAGATTTAAATTTACAAAAACGCCACAAGCAATAAATGAACCTATTCTACCGATTGATTTAGTTAATAAAAACTATGTAGATAATAGTTTTGCATCACTTAATGCAATAAATAACTATACAGCAACACAAAATTACAATTCAATAGTAAATTTCTTCTCGGCTGTTACAGTACAAAATCCCACTGGTAACGCTAATCCTACTCCGAAATCTTACGTAGATGCAGCAATTGCATCAACGGCATGGGATTTAACTGAACAAGTTCATTCAGTATCAGCAAATATTCCATCAGGAAGTGTTTTCATTTCAAATGTAAGTGGTACAGGTGCAACAAATACTTTAGAAACACGAGTCATGGGTGATAACTATGCACGTATGTCTTGTAAAACAGGAACAACTGTAACAGGTCGTGCTGGTATAACGACATCATCAGCATCACTTTTGTTTGAAACAGGAAAAACGTATGAATTTTATGTAAGACGGTTTAGAATTCCTGCTACTCTTACACCATCCATAAACATTTATATTGGATTTGGCGATGGAACAACGACCGAGCCAGTCGATGGCTCATACTTTAAAATTAATGATTTATCTACTAACATTACTTGCGTTACATCAAGTAATTCTACACGAACAAATAGCTTAGCAGGACTTTTCAATTTTGCAGTAAATACTGATTACGATTTGAAAATAATAGCTACTTCAACAAGTATTGAATATTATATCAACAACATGACAACGCCAATTTTTACTTCTACAACTAACATTCCAAAAGTATCAGGTCGTGAATTTGGAGTAATGGCAGTTATTGTAGCAAGTGCAGGAGTTGTTTCACAATCTTTTCAATTTGATGATATAAAAGTTAGAACGTATTGATTAAAGTTTTAAAAACGATTGTTGAAAAGCTCTAATTCTTGAATTAGGGCTTTTTTTACACATTATAAAAATTAAGCATGTTGCATCTCAATATAAAAAACAAATTAGTAACCCTTGACGGAAAGCAATCGCTAACCCTCAACGTTGCCAATGCCTATTTTGAGAGCGACCGCAAAGAAAAGAACTACTCCTACCCTCTCAAACTCAAGCTAACCCCAGAATTTAAAGCAATCATCCAGCACGCCAACCGCCTTGATGCCCGTAGAGCCAAAGCACAAAATATAAAAGCTTCAATTTTTTACAAAAATCAATTGCTCCAACGGGGATACATCAGCAACATCGAGGGCGTGCAAGTCACCAACGACCAATATGCTTGTTATTTTAAAAAAGATGCGGAAGCTGTTTGGGCTAAACTCGCAAAATATAAGATAGCGGACTGTTTGTCCATGCTTGAAATTCCGCAAACCGTTGTGGCTCTTTACAGCTACACCATTTCGCCTCAAGCGACTGTTGGCAAGCTCTATCGCATCAACATAAACGGCGAGGATTTTGATGTTTACGCACCTGTCAACCAACAAATGTCGGTCATTGGAGGACTGAAAAACCTTATCAATGTAAAGTACCCTGGCGTGGCATCAACTGTAAATCATCAAGGCTATGTGTCGCTCGACATCACGCCCACCAAAGATTTTACGCCAATCATTAGGCCACTTTCTACTTCTGATTTTATTGTTTTATACGAAAAAAGCTACGCCAAATCAATTCAAGAAAACTTTGTAAATTTCATTTTGACCTACACCATTGCACCCCGCTCAGACGTAAGTTTCAACTTCGTACAGTGCCCGGGCTTTTACGCTCAAAAAAACAATAAAATCAACATTGGAAATTTTTTTAATCGTGTTGAGTACCAAAATAGCAATTGGAATGTCTATAAAAATGAGCCGTCTGTTGATGAACATTTTGAAAACAGCTACATACCCTTTTACCGAATAAAATACATATTTGAAAAAATTGCTCTGAAAATTGGCATTGATAGCTTCGATTTTTCTGTTTTGGGTGACGATTTCGATAAGCTTCTTATGGATAATAACTATGCGCTCGATAACGTACTAAAAGAAGTTATTCAAGTAGGGAATAATAAAGATTACGGTTTTCTAAATGCTTTTGTATCCAAAATAGACCCCGCAAATCACGTTTTTGACCAAAGCTGTCAAGAATTTATAAGTGATTTTTGTAATACATTCAACCTCACACCGTTCTTGATTGCCAACAAAATGCAATTCAGACGCAACGAAGATGTTTTCAATCAACAGGCTGTTAAAATTGAAAACATGCAGCCCGAGTATAGCCGAGCCTACAAAGACGACAACGGATTCATCGTAAAATACACCGATGATGTCGAAAAAATCAACAACAAAGGGCAGCTCGACTCATTCACCAAAGGCGAAGGGCAAAACGACATAGCACTTCCTTTCAGTACCCTACCTCTCAACAGTCTCACCACCGTTGACATGGCACGTGAGGGATCAACCACCGCCTTTGGCATCGGCAAAAAGACCATAGCCAAACGCCTATTTTTCGATTATCAGGAAAACTCAAACAGCCCGTTCAGAGCCGCCAATCACTCCACTCCAACGATGAGCCTACTCATCCAGGGCGCAAATGGTCTCTACTTGAAACAGTGGCAACGCACGGCGCAACTTCGAGCATCAGGATACCCCCTCAGTATTACAAGCTACATGAGCCTTTACAATTTGAAACGTTTTGCAGAAATGAAACAAACAAAAGTCATTGTCGAAACCGAACACGGCACGACTACAGCCTACGTGAAAGAGCTTTCCGCAAAGCTCAATAATACCAATTCGCCATTTACGGAGGTTAAATTCGAATTAATAGCGGGGTAACTAAGATATATACGCAACTCAGTGTCGTATATATTTGGTTATAGGATGTATCCCGCAACCAAAAGCCCCCTCAGTCTCACAACCAAGGGGGGGGGTTATTTAAAAATCCATTTAAAAAAATCAAAAATCAATAAAATAAAACCTTTTGAGCGTCTAAATGGATTTTGAAATTGTGGTTTTTCATGCTCGAATTTATTCATAATTGTCTTTTTAATTAATTTTTCCATTTCCAACCTTTCATATAATCATAATTATTTGAAAGCATGACACTTTTGAAACCCATTTCGCCCCAAATTGATACAGACCCGTCAGTATCAAATCTACGATGCCAAACATCATTAAATAAAATATACGTCAAAACCATTTTATCACTATTTTTTCCTGATATTTTAACTTTAATGTCCAAACCACTATCTAAAAAAATGTTGCGTAGTTTTTCTTCATAAGCATCTCTGATGCCAATTCGAGCTTCATTTTTTTGAGCTTCCAACTCTTTATCATCCTCGACATATGATGCCTTTGGCGAAATAAACTTAGTGGTATCACTACCATTTAAGATAGGCTGTATAATCTCCTTATTAGGTTTATGAAATTCTAAATAACCAATAAAACCAATAAAAAGAACACTACTAAGCATTGTTATCTTAATTGCAATATCCTTCATAAAGATTGATTTAATAGTTAAAATATTTAATCATTTCAAGTGCAGCCTGTTCTTTGCTCACCTTTATATAATCCAAAAACTGCCGCTCCGTCTTATGCCCCGTAATTTTCATACAAAGACCAATTGGCATTTTCCATTCCAAATAAGCCATAGTAGCGAAGGTGCGCCGAGCCGTGTGACATGAAACAACTTCAAAAAAAGGATAATCCACCAAAACAGTTTTGCCGCCAATGTTTTCCTTCATCGTAACTACCTGTCGCCATCCAGCCGCTTCACAAACCAATTTGATGTAGTCGTTCATCGTCTGATTTGTGTAGCACCTAAAATCACCCTGGTATTTATGCTCGATAGCCAGCGCAATTGGATGAAGCGGCACAACTACCTTCTCATCGGTCTTTTGAGTGCTTTTAAAAATTATACACCGCTTCTTTTGAACAAAAGTAAAATATGACGGCTTTATTTTTGAAAAATCCACAAACCGCAAGCCCGTCAAACATGCAAAAACGAAAATATCTCTCGCTTTCTCCATGCCCTTATCATCCATTTCAAGCAAATACAACTCATTTACTTCCTTAAAACTCAAAGCCACACTATCTGTTGCCGTCTGTTTTATTTTGTATTTCTTAGAAAACCAAAGCGGATTGGTTGTTACAATGCCCTCAATAACCGCTTCTTTCACAAACAATATTAATGTCGAAAGTTGTTTAGAAGCGTAATTTTTTGACCATTCACGAGGTTTCTCAAACGCCCAACGCTGAAATTTCAAAGGAAATGCCAAGTCTAAATCAGAAAAATCAATAAAATCTTTCTTAAAAACCGTTTTTGACAAACTCGAAAAGTTGTTCAAAACCGTTTTTCGATGCCTAAAAGTATCCTCCGAGAGGATCCCTTCAATATTTTCTAAATGACTATAAATATATTTTAAAAAAGAATTTTCATTTTTTGGCAAATCATCATGAGTAGATGATTTTTTATTTTTCACGAATTTGAAGTTTTCCAAATCCGAAGGCTCGACATCCTTTCCGTCTAAATACGCAGCATTTATAAAACTACAAATCTTATCTGCCCACCGTTGCCGTAACCCTAAATCTTTTATTCTATTGAGTCCAAATTTTTCTCGAAAAGGAATCTTGCGATTTGGATTTTTCCACCTTATATACCAGTCTCCGTTTATTTGTTTTGTAATACTTGCTGTAATCGGTAATTTGAGTTTTGTCATAAAATTTTTTGATTCTACCCAAAGTGTTTTTTTTCAAAGTGTCTAATTCGTGTCATTTGTACTTTTTTTTAGTGTGTAAATAATTAGTTGTGAACGAGTTAAGGATAAATTATAGTGGTCTGGATAGCGCAAAGAAAAAAAACACATGAGCAACGTTAAACAATTGATTATCAATGAGTTACAAAACGCCCGTTGTCAATCTTTTATTTCACCATGTCAAAAAAGTGTTTTATTGCACATACAAAAAAGCTAAATAGCCGAAATCCCTTTCTGAAACATCATGCTTTCTAATCTTCTGATCCGCTCTTCCATGCCTTCTTTTTGCTCTGTTCCCGGTGGGCTTTCTGTTTGCTCGGGCGATGCCCTACCTCTTTGTTCTTTTAATCTAACGAATAATAATTCGTCAATGCTTGTTCCAAAATAAGTGCAAACCTTAATTAATAATTCGAGGTTTGGCAGTGATGCTTTTCTTTCCCAATTTGAAATTGTTGAGCGATTTAACTCAAATTCTTTCGCTAAATCCGATTGATCAAAACCTTTTAAGGATTTTAAATAATCCAAATTTTCTGAAAAAATTTCCTTCCATTCAGGCGGTGGTTTCCAATTAAAATTACTCATGTTAAAAAATTTAAACAAAATGTGAAAATATTTTACTTTAAATTTGGAAGTGTGAAATTGTTTTACATATATTTGTGCATGTTAAATAATTTAACAAATGTAAATTAATTTTGCGTAAATAAAAAATGGTTATACCACAAAATTTTGACTTGACGAAAAGATTGTTCAATCTATCAGAAATGATATTGGTTGTCTCTGCGCATCATTCATGCGAGCCAACATTTATTAGAAATGAGATTTGTAGATTATTTCCTTTGTCGTTAGCTGCATTGTCAAGGTATGAAAATAAAATGGTAGGTGACAGAACAACAATGAGTAGAAAAAGAGCTAATCAGTTCGAAGATTATTTCACCCAAAAGATGGGCAAAAAGATGAACCTCATCGAGCGAGAGAGCGAAGAGAGTTTATTCGCAAAAATGGAAATCTAAATTTTATAATATGGGTACAATAATAAAAGGTAATGACAGCATTAAGGATGTGGTCATAAAAATGTCTGGTGGCAACCCAGGTGCAATTAATGCATTATTCGAAATTATTAATCACTGTCCGCAAATAGATCCTGATAATCTGATGGGAGGTATAGGTACAATCTTATTACTCGACACATATAATATCTATGCATCAAACATTTATGTATTGTGGAGTGACATCTGTGAAAGAGATATTGTGAAAATGATTGGAGTATTGAGAGCATGTCAAATGGGATTATTCCCATCAAGTATCTTAAAGGATGCTTGTAACAGACAAGACTTTTCAGGCAAAAACATGATACCCCTTGATGAATTATTAGGCAAGGTAAAAGAAGCCCTACCAAATTTCAATTTAGAACATGTAACTACTTGATAATCAATTAGTTGCGAATCCATTAATCGTGTAAGATTTATTAAAGTTGATTTTGAAAAATGGGCAGAGGCTCGGTCGTGTCAATGAAACGAAGCCCCTCCTATCCTATTTGTTGGAGGGGATTCAAACGAGAGAAAAAACTTAGCAAATAACTTACTATGCGAATCTACGCCCACTTTTTATTGTTTTCGGGCAAAATAATTAAACAAACGTACTATGATTTTATCTAATGTGTCACCAATTTTTGAAGGCACAACCATAGCCCGACCAAAGGGAAGGGCTAAATTTTGATACCATTTTTTTTGAAAGATATTACCGTGTGGTGTCCTACACGTGTGTTTTGGTTATCGGTCAAGCTGGAACACACAACGACATTTTGAGTATCCCTCAGTCTGAAGTTGTGTTTCCGTCTTGTTTTTCAATTTGGCTTTAAATCGGGATTTTCCCGTGTTCAAACAGTTTATGTGTTTATTCATTCATGATGGACGCTCACCCTTAAAAGTGGGCGAACATTTTAAGATTTAAAATTATGACTCAATACAGGTTGGTATATAAAAAAGGGGTAAAACCCGCCAATTCACTTTGTCTGTCAATAGCCGCTTTTGTTATGAAGTTTATTGATGATTATCCAAACTTGAAGTATGACGGTTTGGGTTCTCTCATTCAAAAAATTGAAGTAGAGCAATACGATTTGAGGCTGAATGCGCCGCAAAATCGCTGCGATAAAATCAATATCCAAAAATGGGAAGACAATGGACGGCTTTGCATGGCTATTTATGCAAATTATAATGTCTATTGCGCCAGTAAGGGCCCATTCATGTATGTCTATGCAAACCCCTTAACTAATGCTGAAATTTAGTTTTTGATCATTATAAATATCCAAAAAGCCCCTCAGTCTTTTGGTTAAAAAAAAGTAGATTAATATGAACATACACGCTACAACAAATAACGAAAGTGTAGTCATTCAAAGTCGTATCGAGTTTGAAATGCAAAACGCCCAAGATTTTCAGTTTTTGAAAATAAGTGTCGGGGTTTTTGAAGGCAAATACTACTACGGTTTTGAATACAACTACAAGCCGTTTCATTACCCATTTGTGTGCAGTGTGTCCGTCAACACGCACGGAAAGCCCTTCAAAGAGCGACATGATGCCCTAAAAGCGGCTATCATCAACATCGAAAGACAAATTGAAAACGGCTTTAAGCTCCAAAAAGCCCGCCGTTTTTACGAAGATATTACTCAAATAGCGCTATTTGAGTAAACCCCATGGTGGCGGGGGCTGATGACGTTGCCAAATTTTTTTAGTAGTTGGTTTATTTATTAGAGTTTATGGTTTGTCTTGCCCCCTCAGTATTCGGGGGTGTTTTTGGGGCGGTAGCTAAGTGGTATAGCGTCGGTATGAAATACCGAAGGTCGTAGGTTCGAACCCTACCCAACCCACGAGAGATGATATTTTACGAGCGCACCGGCGGTAGTACGTCAACCACGGAACTTGCCGTCGCTCACAATTTTTATTTGAGGTTTTTAAGAGAATCAAGTATGACAAAATCCAAAACAAAAAGAAAGGAAGCACCGCTCCCCTCTTCAAAATCCGTCAATAAGTTTATTGATGCACACCTCGAAGATTTTAAGGCGAGCCGTAAGCCCGTTGAAAAGGAAGTCTTGAGCCCAGAGCAAGAGCTTGTCAAAGACCGTCTTTTGATGGATATGAACGCCACGTTCTGCGAGCTGATGCGCTCAGGCAAGCGCAAAGAAGCCAAAAAACAAATGGGCAAAATGCACCGCTACATGTTTGACGTGACCAAAAACGTCACGTTTGGGCGCATGGCCGAAAATTGCATCCGTTACATTGCCCACACCATTATCCAGCGATTACAAAAAGAATGGATGCTCAATGAAGAGCAAGTTTTAAGATACACGGAGGGAAAATTCCGTGAGTATGCCTTTGAAACGACGACTGAAAGTCTGGCATCTGCAATGAAAAGTGACTCTGCGAGCTTTCGTGGAAAATCAGGTATTTATGAGAGTTTGGCACTTTGCGGGTTTTTAGTTAACAAAGTTAACGAAGGCACAAAAGTGACGCTATTTGTCAATTTGGATTGGGTTTTTGGCTTCTCTTTAGACCTATTAAGTGGAATTTCTACGGATTATTTATACACTATTAATAGTTATACAAGACAAAGGGAAGACGGCGTGTTGATAAGTCTTGATGCAGAAGGGCATCAACACTCGAATGAGCCGACTGCGTCGGAAACAAAAAAGGGAGAACGAGAGACGATCGGCGGGAAACCGACTGCGTCGGAAACTTTTGTTGAAGGTAGAAAATTTTCCGCCGGGGCCGCCGCTGCCGAAGCCCCGCCGCCCGAAGTGTTGAAAATGGCAAAACGAGCCGTGGATAGCTTAGTTGGGCAGATTTACACCCGTCAAAACTTCAACAATCAGCGGGTTCAGCTCAACAAACACACTATTCTTTTGAATTTGGTGGGCACCAACCCCGACGACATGCTCTACCTAATGATTCAGAATTACAAAACCCTGCACATCGAGGGCGAACCATGGGCGGACACGGACGCTCGCATCCACGAAATCATCAAAAGAGCGGCTGCCTACATGCAAAAGCACCCCCATTTCAAAATATATGCCCCGTTGATGTACCTCGACGTGTCGATGCAATCAGGAACATTGAAAGCCTATCACGAGCGATGGTACAAAGAAGAAACCGAAGACGGCGAAGCGCAAAGCGTTGATAATCAACCACTTACAGCCCAAATAAATACTACCAATGGTGAAAAAAGTATTGACGTGGTAGGCAAAATAGGCGAAAGCCGCCCCTACCAATACGACTACATCTCATGGTTTATTGACGGACAAGGAGCCGATAGGCAAGTAGTTAATCGAAAAATTAAAAAGTGGAGTTTTGAGACAATTACCGACTGCATTCGCTATACAAAAGCAAAATTAGGTAGGGGTTTCAAGCCTGATGTCACGGTTGTAGCCTACATCATGGGCGTAATTAACCAACTTGGAGATTCAAGAGTCATCAAACGACACGCCGATGCAGAAGAGCTTTTGCTCGCCAATGGCATCGACATTGCCACCGAAAAACGCCAAAGACGGTACGAAAAAGACCGCAGCGAAGGCAAAACAGATGAATATTACTTGAAAGTGACGGCATTGGTGCGCAACCAAAAAGCCAAAATCAGTGAGGATTTAGTCCAAAAAATAATAACCAGGTCCCGTGACAAAAAGGCTCACGACAATCAAATACAAGTGTGGATAGAAGCGGCTGCCAATGGGCAATTGAACTTTTAAACATGCGTAACTAATTGAATATCAATATTTTACAAACAATAGTTCTTTGACAAGGCGGGTAGATTATTGCAAAGCGGTGTGAAAACACTAACAATTTATTTTAAAAAAGCTGATTATCTCAAATATTTTTCTTAATTTTAAATCATAATCCAATGAAGAATTTAAATCCTAAAATTGTAAGTAATCAAGGTTGTGGTTCATTTGAGCAAATGGTTAAAAATGTTCAAAATTATGTCGTTCAAGAACTTTCCAAAGATGAATTAAAAAAAGAAATTTTAATATCCAATAAAATTCGTAAATCATTAGAAACTGGTAAATCATGAACGATACAGCGCAAACTATTAAAAATCATGGAATTTTCTTGAAAGCATCAAAACATTTGATGACAGAATTTATCAATTGGCAAAAAGAATCAACTGTTGAATATATTGTTTTGTACGGAAAAATGTTTTACCGAAATCAAATCAACAATGATTTTATGCTTTGGCTTGAAATGCAACGAGCATCAAAAGATGATTTAAAAATACGTTACTATGAAGATCCGATTGAAGAAGAAACACCCGTAATCACCGAAGACTATACCTTCGCTGATTACGAATTAGTAAATTAGACAGGAAGACAAACATACTATCAAAAGCAAGGCGCAATAATCTACCCCACTCGGTCGGTTATTGCGCCTTTTTCTATGCCCGTAAGGCAAAAAAAAGAGCCACGTTCAAAGCATAGGATGCGTGAGAAAGTGGCACTTACTAATGTTCTTTACTATGCGAGTAGGAAAGACGTGATTGGAAAAAAGGACTGTTGTGCATCATTAACACGAATCATTCACCACTAACAACAATCTTTTTATGAGTTTTCAATTTGAATTTAAGCGAGACAGCCGAACAAAACTTGTGTGTTTTAAGGATAAAAACCCTTTCACACGCTACAGTTTTGACGGTCGTCGTCACGTACATTCGGGTAAATTACGGTTTTCGGATGACCCCGCTCAATTTCAGCTTCAACGAGGCATAACCTATCTTCAAAATCTTTTTTTTGAAGAGCTTGCCGCCAATGGCTACGAAACAGTATTCATAGCCGATGCGGATTATCCAAAAAAGGGTGAAATACTGTTCAAATATGACCGAGAAAGCAACCGTTTTTTGCACCCCTCAGTATTTCAAAACCCAACTGAAAGGCAAGTAGTTCAGAAACCAGAACCGCCCAAAGATTGGATTTTTAAACTTTGGCTACCAATAACTGGCGGTGATTCAGTCACTTTTTACAGTCAAATGGGCGTTAACGTCCACACGGGTGAAATTTCTGAACGTCAAGCCATTATTAGTATTGTCGCTCAAATGTTAAGGTTTAAGGAAACCACAAAGCTCAAATATCAACAAAGCGGGCAGATTTACGGTGACGGCAAAACCCTTCATTCAGGTTATGGCAACGAAACAAAATCATTTGCCTACTTCGATATGGAGACCTGTCGACCTTATTATCACCACACCAAAAAACAGTTAAAATGCCTTGATTTAGCACTGCAAATGTAGCAAAAAGTAGGATACAGAACAAATTTATGTTTTAAACATACTATCAATGAGTAATTCAAATGACGACTTTTATCGCTTGAGTGAAGCGAGTGTCAAATATCTTTTGAAAAAATTGAGGAAAGAAAAAGCGTTTAAAGAGCGACTTCGTGAAATCTCAAAGATTCATCCTGAATATCAGTATGAACTCAGCCTTCAGATATATGACCTTGGCGAACAATTGAGTGATTTAGTAAATCCAATAAAAAAAGGCGTTGCGACAGCATCACAACGCCCGAAAATCAAGAAATAAATTTCTTAACTTCTATAATCCGCAGCAATATTATGAAATTTTTAATTTACTGCCTCATCATGGGCACATTTTTCTTATTTTTTACAATCCGTGATACCGTGCCACGCTTCAATTTCCAATTAAGCGGCACCACCTCACCCTTTGTTTTGGTTTTCATCTTCCTTGCCGTCTGCCTTATGTTTACGGACAAGTACAAAAAGCCCGTAGGAAAATGATAGCTGAAATTCAAAAACTTAACCTTATGACAGCTTTTGAAGTTGCTGAATTAATAAGCGTCACATGGGATACTTTTTCGAGAAAGTATCGTGACAAAGTTGGTCCCGTTCAACGGACGGACACCCTCACCGTTGATGCAATTGAAACCATTAGCCTTCACTTCGCCCGTAATTATCCCAAAGCGGCTGATGTTGCTCAACAGATAGCAAACGGACACGGACGGATGCTCACGGACGCTCAGACGGACACGGACGGACGCTCGGACGCTAACCGTCCGACACGGACGGACGACTTCGGACGCTCGGACGCAAACGGACGCTCACGGACGGACGCAGACAACAACTCGGACGCTCATTCAGACGCTCACGGACGCTCACGGACGGACTCGGACGATAAGCAAATGCAGATGATGTATAACGAAAATGTGGCAAAAAACATCATGATTCGAGATGCCTTTGAAAAGGTAGAAACCCTCGAAAATGAAGTGAAAACCCTACAAATCCGTCGAAATGAGTTAGAAAAAGAACTCATGTCCGCCCATTCGGACGCTCGGACGCTACGGACGGACACGGACGCAATCGCTCAAAAGCTCACGGACGCTCGGACGCAAATACGGACGCTCACGGACGCAACGGACGCTTTGACCGCCGAACTCACGGACGCTCGGACGATGCTACGGACGCTCGGACAACGGACGAATATTTTTGAAAAGGAGCTATTTGCGCTCGTCTGTTTCGTCGGCATGATCTGTTACCAATCTTACGAGACGGGCCTATCACTTTTAAATTTTCATCAAATAAGCGGCAAAGACATCCCCTCAATATTGGCGTTCCTCGGTGCATTTTTGATGGGCTGTTTTGGCATCGTTTTAACGATGAACACCCCAAAAGACGATTTTGGAGATTATACATTAAAGCCACTTTTGAACTATGAAGTGGGTGTTTTTCTCTTTAATGCTTTTCTATTTGTCCCGGGCGTTTGGGACACTTTTGGCATCGGAAAAGAAGTGATTTTTTCATTGCTGTATTGCGCCAGTATTCCATTTATGGAGTACGTTTTTGGCAAAGTTTATTTGACCAAAAAGCAAGATAGAGAAAAACTATTCACATCATGACCACCAAACAGGTTATAGATTTTTTGGAAAATGAGCTTTGCAAAAGGCGTATTGCCTACGCTATTTCAATCGAAGAGTTTAAGGTTGCTGCCGAATGGGAAGCTACATACCGTGGATGCCAATTGCATGAAGTGACACAAATAGGTGAAAAAGCCAAAAATGAGCTACAAAATGTATTACTCGGGAGATACCAGAAATTGGACGAAACCTTAAAAATACTAAGGGGTGACATCAAAGAAGAATTTTTTACAAAAGAGGAGCGGCTATATGAGCTGCACCTCATTTTTAAGTCAAGAAAGGCGGCATATCAAAGGCTCATTCTTAAAAAAGCAATGACTGCCCACGATGCGCACCGCCTACTATTGCCCATAGAGTTCCTTCTGAATCAAAATTTAGAAGAAACTCAAAAAGAATCTAAACCAACCGAATTATTTGACCTTCCAACTCAAGCGGCATGAAATTAGAAATTTTAAACAAAGCAATCAAAGACCTCAACCACGAAAAAACGCTCTACTTTTTGGAGTTAGAAAACGTGCATGGTCAATTATCCGTGTCTGATATTTCGTCACCCGAAGAGGAATTTATTAAAACATTGGCACAACATGTTGAATATGAGTATGAAAAAATTCAGCCTGTCAATCAGATTCCACTATTGTTTCACATAGCATTCTATTAAATTATGGCAGAAAGAATACAAGACGTATCAAAGCGGCATTTATCATTTGAAAAGCCCATAAGTTCACCAAATTATGATCTTCTACAAACATCGTGCATGATGCGCATTGCGGACAGTGTAGATATTATCAGTCAAGAGTATTTAAAGATTCTTAAAAAGGTTGCTTATTATGAAGAGCAACATGCGCTCTTGCATAAAGAAAATAAGTTTTTGAAGGTTAAAATCAGTAGCCTAAAAGGGCAATTGACTAAAGCTAAAAACAAAATGACATGAAAAGCGACTATAATTATCCACCTGTTTGGTGGCGCATGACTTGTTTTTCTACCTATAGAACTGAATATACGGTTATTGGGAAAGTTAAATATGGGATTTTGTTTCCGTGTTTGGTTTTCAATAATCATTACATCACATCATTAAACTGAATATCTACTATGGAATTAATGTATAAAACTTTTACAGTTTTAACTGACACGATAAAATGTCATTTTTGTAAGCGTATAAGTCATAACGTCAATGACATTAAAAACCGTTTTTGTGCAAATTGTACACATCATCATGCGCCCATTGGTCAAAATCCAATACCTTTTACTGAAGGCGTGACGGAATATGATAAGCCATTTTTGGATTCTCCTGATTGTGGCAGCCCTGAATGTTTGTGTAGTCGCTGCGCATTACCAATTGCAACTGGTGCTGTTAGAATGTGGCCAAACGAAAAAAATATAGAGTATCGCTTTCATGGAGAATGTGTTGGTTTTCAAACAAATAGTGATTTGGATGATGAGGATGATTAAAAATGACAGAATTTCATACAAATGCGTGTTTTTCTGTCATTGAATGCGTGTTTTTTCGGCAAAAAAAGGGGCTCCTCAGTATTTTTAACTTTTTAACTAAATAGCAATGTCAAAAATCCTTAGTGAATCTGTAAAGTTTTCTGAAAGACCAGAAATTTCGGAAAATCCAATGGAAAGTCTTCATAAAATTATAACAAGTAGTTCAAAAGATTGGTCTGAAAAGGCAACGGATGCATGGATTTATGGCATCGTTGTTGGTTGGTCGTTTGAAAGTTATCAAGAATTAATGGACGATTTTAAGTGGGATAACTTCACTGTAAATCGTAATAAAAGATTGCATCAAAAATTTATTGATGCTTGGAATAATTTCACTGAATAAATTTCAAAATCATGTGCAAGTGTTTAGAAATACAGGCAGAAGGAGTAAAAAAACACCTTCTAACAAAATATGAGGTTAATTCGGTTAATTATGTTTTGATCACACAATCAATGGCAGAGCATCCACAAGTGGGTATTCAAGCAATTGTGTCCATGGAGCTATTGACCAAAAAGAACACCCTAAAACATAAAGAATCTACTATGGTTTTAGTTGCTGTTTATTGCCCGTGGTGTGGTATAAAATATCAAGAAAATGCCAAACATAATTAAGTTCAAGAATGGTGGATGTATTGACCTTGAAAAATACATTGATCACGGACCATATCAAACGCCCTGCCCTGGACAAAGCTTTTGAAAACGTCCGTAAAATTATGATTGCGGAGGTGATGAACATTGATGCCCAAGTGACTGACTTGGAGTTGCAGCGCAAAATGAGCTAAGTATTGAACTTTTTAATATTTGGAATTAAATTAACAATTTTTTAGCCTGTTCCGATTTTCGGAATGGGCTTTTTTGTGTTGATATGTCCTTTCAGTATCTATTTTGGCAAGATATTTTTGACGCATGAAAAATTTACTATTCCTTTTACCCTTCCTTTTTGTCGCTTGCTTGAGTGATGCCCGTCTGGCGCAAAAATGCGCTGATAAATTTCCCGCAGTGATCACGACCGTGCGTGATACAACCGTGATAGATAGTATTCGTTTTTTAACTTTGGATGTGTCGGCTCTGCCCGTGATGCGGTCTGTTGTGTGTCCAGCATCGGCGGAGCCGTCGGTTATTTTGGTTAGTTGTCCACCGTGTGTGCGTGAGGTGGAGTATCGCACTCGATATGTTAAGGAAATGGTTTTGGATAGTGCGAATGTTTTTCTTTTGAAGGATAAGTTGTTGAAAGAAGTTGAAAAACGTGAAGCGATTGAAAAGCTAAACAAAAAACTTAAAATTGACAGCGATAAATATTCAACACTAAGAAAAATAGGAAATAAAATCATTATTATTCTGGGTTTGCTACTTGCACTTGGTATAGTGTCTTCACGATTTATAAAGAAAAAAGTGCCAGTTTGAAATGTCCTTTAAGCTAAAAGACTGAGGGGGTACTTTTGTGGGATAAAAAAAGTAATCCCCAAAAACAAAGTTATGGATCAGTTATTATCATTCGTGTTCGAGCAAGTCAAGAATCAAGGTCTTTCGATGACCATGATGCTGATGGCTGCTTATTATTTCTACAACAGACAATCGAAATTAGAGGAAAAATTGGAGAAGGCTCATGCCGAAAATATGGCTTATTTGAAAGATGATAGAGCCTCATTGATTCAATTGACTGAAGAGGTGAACGATTCGTTGAAGCGCAATACACACGTGATTGATAAATTGGAAAATGCTTTGTTGAAGGCATTAAGAGTTTAATTTTATCTTTCTAACCCAAAAAAATTTAAGAATGAAAAGAAGTAGTCTTTTAGCGTTATTTATGTTTTTTGCCTTTGCTTTTGTGTTTTCTGCAATGGCTCAAACACCCTCGGTAGGTGATTTGATTTCGACAATCAGCAACCCACCAAAAGGCGATTTGGTTAACCCGTTTACGAGTTGGGCCATGTGGCTTTCGGCAGTCCTGACTTTTATCATCGTGTATGTAGCGCAATGGATTCCAGGTGTTGCCCACGGGTTGAGTTATCTACGAGGATTTCTTCGAGCGATTGTAATTGGTGGAGCTGTACTCATTTGCTTTTTAAAATATGGTTATTTGAACATTCAGGAAGCATTGATGGCTTATATTGCTGCAGGTGTTGTCTTTGAGGCACTCGAAAACTACTTGCCTAAAACCGTATCATCTGAAATTCGAGCGGTTAGAAAAGACCTCAGTAGTATCTAAGTTTAGACTTTAAGTTTTCTCATAGTATGTTTTTTGTTGGGGTGCGATGGCTGTAAAGTACATCGCACTTTATTTATATGTTTGGTTATTTTTTAGATTTACGATTTATATATATATTTGTAAAAAATAATGAAATGCTATTGAAAAAATCCCGTGAGCATTGCGCTAAAATCCTACTAAAACCGTCTGAATTCTCTTTTCTCTGCAAGGTGGAGGGCATTAACCCTCAACAGCCTTATCTGTCTTTAAGAAAAGGTATTAGCCCGTTTAGGCTACTTTTAAAACAGAAATTTTCTTCCATTGATGACATTCAAGGCGAAAAGGTTGATTTAAAAGGATACACAAAATTGGTGTATGTGGAGTTGAGCGATTACATGATCAGTCATAACATTCTGTACATCATGCCTTCAGAAATGCGCCGTTACAACAACGAGCTTAGACATTTTCGCAATTTTATGATTAATTATGATTCCAAATTGGTCATGGATTACGAAAACATTGACCGCAAAAAGGCAATCATCAAGAGTGCCGAAAAGCTTTTGATTGATACCGATGACCTTGACATTGATTCTTTGATAAGAGTCAATACTCGCATCAGAAGCTACGCCAATATTCTATCTTGAAATGTCCTTTTTACCCTCTATTGTATGCTTCATCTTTGTAGCATGATAGCCGCATATAACAAAGCATCAAAAAAAGTGCAGATTGGAAAATATGTGCGCTTAGAATATGTAGAGGTGGAAGGTATTGAAGAATATCTCCCTGTTTTTGACGAAAAAGCCGTGTTTCTGGGTGAGCTAAATCTGAAAGCTGGCTACAGTTGGAAAACGATGCCTCAAAAAGGTGCTGCACCTTGGGAAAGCTCCAATAAGGAAAGTAAACAAGGAGATTTAACTGAAATAGTGGCAAGGGGCATCGTCAACACCGATGTAGATAACTTGAGTGAATCTACTGCCTTGAGAATGAAGCGAACGGAATTTGTTGTAAGGATTATACTGTCCGATGGATACAAATTTTTGATAGCGACCCCTCAGTATCCAGCCCAATTTTCCTTTAAAACGGAAGGTGGTGAATTGGGTAAAGATTTAAGAAAGATGAGTTTCTCGTTTAAAAGTCAACTACTACACCCCATTTTGAATTGGTATTTTTAAAATAACCCCATAAATATGTTGAAATTTTATCAAAATTTAATGTCTGCACCTTTAGCCGTAAGCTATGAGCAAAAGGTGATTCTTGAAGCTATTATGAACAATATAGCTGAAGGTAAAATGACATTTGAGGGTGATAAAGAAGATGCAAAAGAAACGGCAAGCTACTATGTAGATGCTCAGTATCAAAGAACGGGTTATTTGACTTCAACCGACAAAACAAGCAACGTTGCTGTTTATGGCATTAATGGCACAATCAGCAACTACGATTATTACTATGACACATCGAGCACTCGTGCACTCATGCGCCAGATGCGTGAAAATGACGGGTTAGAATCCGTGAAAGCGCACATTGCTTATTTCAATAGTGGCGGTGGTGATGCCTCCAGCATCGAAGAAACGGCACGATTCATCAAAACTAAGATTTCAAAACCAAAGATTGCCATTATTTCGGGTGGCTGTCAATCAGCGGCTTATGCCATTGCGTTGGGTTTTGATAAAATCTATGCTTCAAGCAAAATGGATAAGGTAGGCTCAATAGGAGTCATATCAGTATTCAGGGACACGACACAAGGAGACAAACGCTATGGCATCCAAACCATAGAAATTAAGGCAGATCAATCAGACTTGAAAAACAGTGAGATTGAGGCTGTATTTGCGGGTGATAGCGAGCCATACAAACAGGCTTTTACCAACCCGATTGCCCAAAATTTTATTGATTTAGTGAAAGAATTTCGCCCGGCTACAATCGGGCACGATGAGGTATATAGAGGTAAAACTTATTTGGCGCAAGATGCCCAAGCGGTTGGTTTGATTGATGGTTACATGCTTTTGGATGACTGCATCCAAGAATGTTTAATGCCAGAAAAAGCCCCCATAGTATTAACGCCCTCGAATCCATTCATGGGCAATAAAGCGGAAGAAAAAAAATTTGATAACCCAAAATCTGAATTACAGATGAGAAGCATTTTAGATCTATTTGGCGTAAAAGTCAAAGGAGAAGCAACTGACAAAGGTTTTGTCATTGATCAAGAGTCGATGACAGCTTTGCAAGAAAAAGCTTTGGAACAAGCTGAAGAGAAGTCGAAAACGGAACGTGAAAAGCTGGAAAAAGAACTGGCTGACACTAAAGCCGAAATGGTAACGATTAAAGCTGATTTAGCCAGAGTCATTGAGCATCAATCAGAAACAGCGGGTGCGCCTTTGGCTCGTGCGAATGACCCTGCGCCACAAGCGGACGGTGCAGCTACCCAAACGGCTACGGAAAAAGCGAATGCTTTTATAGCGAATGCTATTAAGGAAAGCCGCAAATAATTTTTATTTGATGTTGTAAAGCGTTGATTTTCAATGTTTTAGAGAATATCGTTTTTATTTAGTAACCCCAAAAAACCAAAAGATAATGCCAAACATTATTATTCCACCTCGTGCCATGGCAGAGGTTTTGAATCAAGTGGTGTCTGAACGTATGCCAGATTGGAATGAGGATATTATGCAGCAAATTGAGTTGGAGCAACAATTGGATATTGTTTATACCGACGGTATTTATGTAGAGGATAGCCGCCAAGTTGAGAATTTGTTGCAACCTTATTTAGGTGATTTTGCGCCAAAAGGGACTTTTACTATTGGTTCGCACGAAAACAAAATTGAAATTGCTCAAATAGACTTGCTCATCAAGGCGGTTGATCAAGCAAAGTTCTTTGACACCCGTTACCCAAGTTACAGCCAGGCTGGACAGGATCCGCTTTCTCAAGATTTTGTAACTGATTTCTTGAATGAGTTCATCATGAATCAGCTGTACCGTGAAACCAATCAATTGAGTGTGAATGGTGTACGTATTGATAGAACGGTTGAGGGTGAATCAAGCCCATTCCTCACTACATTTACGGGCTACGATAAACTCTTCGCAGACGAAATACTTGCGGGCAATTTGAATACGATTGTCACGGGTGCTATCACGTCAAGCAATATTGTAGAGCGTGTTCAGTTTGCATTGAGCCAAATTCCTGAAAAATTGAATGGTTTGAAAATCAAAATACGGATGAGCCGCACGATGGCTCGTTGGTATTCTCAAAATTACAAAGCCACTCATCAATATGCGGTGCCTGTTATCACCACACCTACGGGAACATTTGCGGTTGTGGATGATTACGATGCGATGATTGTACCGATTTTGGCAATGTCAGGTAAAAATTATTTTATCATTGACATTGAAGAAAACGGCAAAACAAACATGATTGTGTTGTATCCGAAGACTCGGTCAGCATTTCCAGAATTGCGTTTTGAAGGCGATAAGCGTAATGTTGCGGTGATGGGCGAAATGTTCCGTCGTTATGGATTGCGCCGTTATGAGCGTACTTATGTGACAAGAGTAGCGTAATTCAATAATAAATAGTTTAAAAAAAATCGGACATTTTAAAGTGTCCGATTTTCTTTACTCTTTTTTCAAATTACAATTTTATCTTTTTTTATAAATGAAAGCATTAAAATTAAATTTAGAGACTCCGGATGGTGTTCAATCAGTTTTGATTGTTACTACCGATAATCCTGATGTAAAAACGCTGCGAGAAGGTTTTGCTTATACTTTAGGCGGTTTGCTCACATTAGCATCTGAAGGCGAGACTGAAGAAGAAGCTTTGGAGGATATGACTCAAGAAGAAGCTAAGACGCTTATTAGCGAAATGGTTTCAAATAAGTCGAAGTATCTACTTGTAAAAGAAGAATCTTTATCAAAAATGGCAATACCTCCTTTTGATAAAGCTAAAGCTGATGCAGAAGCCAAAGAAGCCAAAGCTAAAGCCGATGCAGAAGCCAAAGAAGCCAAAGAAGCCAAAGAAGCCAAAGCTGATGCAGAAGCCAAAGAAGCCAAAGAAGCCAAAGCTAAAGCCGATGCAGAAGCCAAAGAAGCCAAAGAAGCCAAAGAAGCCAAAGCTAAAGCGGATGCAGAAGCCAAAGAAGCCAAAGCTAAAGCCGATGCAGAAGCCAAAGAAGCCAAAGCTAAAGCGGATGCAGAAGCAAAAGAAGCTAAAGAAGCTAAACCTGAAGCCTAAAAGCTAAAGAATGTTGTAAGCGATAAGTCATTGCTAAAATAAATTGTTTAACCCCAAAAAATTATATCAAAATGTCAAGAATTGGCTATTTGAAAAAAAACTGTAAAAAAGCAACCCCAGGCACAACTATCAATGTTTTGATGTCATGTGCCGATGCGGTTGCTAATGTACCTAAAACTGTTTATGAGCTTGGTCAAGCCGCTAATGGTTACGTTCGTGCTCAGGGCGATAAAGTACGATATGGTGAACCGTTTTTGATGGTAGGTGGTGAGAAATTTACCAAACACCGGGCAATAGTGGACACTGGAAAGGTATCTTTTGAAACCGCTGGTGATGCGTTCTTTGAAGCTATTAAAAACATGGGCTCTTTCGAGATTCTGAACGCTACTGAAGACGGTGTTCGTGAAGTGGTTGAGGACATCAACGATTGCGGATGTGGTCACGTGGTTATGTTTGAGATGCCAAGCGGCGACTATGCTGTATTGGGTAACGCCAATCATCCAGCCTCTGTGAAAGCAAAGGGTGAATCAGGATCTAAAGCGGGCGATAAAAATGTCGCAACGGTTGATATTGAGGATACAACCGGTAAAGTGTGGCGTACTTATCCAAAAGCTTTGGCTTTGGATGTATATCCAGAACTTGTGTAAATTTTGAATGATGAAAAATAACAAACAAACAAAAGTGGACAAATCTCAAGTAGTTGTACAATTGCCAGAAGATTTGCAAGCAAAATACCGACTTACACCGGTTTTGCCATTTAGCCCTATTTATTGTTTTGGTCGTCATTTCGATTTTGAGAAACTAACGGAAAGTGAAGCTGAACGGCTGGTAATGGAAGGCTCGCCTTACATTGAAAAAATCCAGAATGAAGATGTGAATTTAGGTTCTCAAGAATGACCCCAAAAACCCCTCAGTAAAATGCCCCTTAGATGTAACAGTCGGGGGCATTTGTTTTTAAAAAAATAAAACAACTAAGCATGTATATTTTAGAATTAAAAACCGATTGTAATATTTTAACCTTTAGTGTTTTTGCGGGTAAAAAGAATAAAGATTTAATAATAGCCGCCATTTCGGGTAAAAAGATGGGCGTATATGTCTATTTTGACAAGGATTTTAAAGCTTTGTACGTCGGTAAAAGCAAAGACTTAGCCGAGCGCATCAAGCAACAATCAAACAGTCAAGGCATAGAAAAAGAGCTTGATTGGTCTTTTTTAGGCGTTATTTTTACGGATGATGCCCATTTAAAAGAACAAAAATTGATAAAAGAGTTGAAGCCAACTCACAATAAACAGGGAAATGATAATTGAAATTGGGGAAAAAGAATTTAAACTTATTGATGGATGGTCACAAATGACCTCTGATGAAATAGCGCATGTTTTGACGTTTTTGGAAGCACGAGTGCCATTTAGTGACATTGAAATGGCTCTGCAATTTCAAGATGTTACATTACTTAAGCTATTCAATAAGGATTTAGTAGCTGAAATCACGGAAGTCTTTTTCGATGAATTGGAGCGCATGGATTATTTGATTCAGATTGCTAAAAGTTTTGTTGATCAGTTTGCGCTTTCAAATAAAGACAGCCGTAAGTTGATACACAATCTTTATATCAATCCTTTGCCATGGGTTAAATTGAAAGATGAAAAAGGTACAATAAGGAAGTATTACGCACCTTATTGTTCAGAAGAACAACCTTTTAGAGATTGTACATTTATAGAAATTGCTCGCATACTTTTTCTTTACCAGAATTACCGTGAAGAAAACAATGAGCAATATTTGAATGATATGATAGCAATTTTGTATCGAGAGGCAAAACCAAGAAATGAACGCATGAATGATGATCAGGATGATCCACGCATGAAGCTCGAAGATTCAGAGAAACTTTTATCAAGGCGATCTAAATTGGTTGAGCAACAATTTCCTAAAGGTTTAAAATCTATGATATGCCTTCATGTGGTTTCGGCTTTTGAGGCTTTTTCAAGTCAATATTCAGATTTATACGATGGTAAAAAAAATAAAGGCGGTGGTGATATGATAGATTTTGTCTTTGAAATATGCGACTTTGACATAAGCAAGAAAGATGCTGTATTGAATATGAATTGTCACGAAGTATATGAATTTGCAAGCCGTTTGATTGCTAAAAGAGCCAAAACTGCAAAAGGTTAATTGTAATGTCCTTTAAGTCAAAATACTGAGGGGGTACTTTTGAACCATGGAAAATACGATAACCTTGAGAGAATGCTTAAACATCATGGATGCAGGATTACCTTTTTCAATAAAAGTGCAACCATACGATGAAAAAAGAGATTTAAAGGGGCGTGAAAGGCGATGGATAGAGCTGCAAGAAGCTATGAGTATCAGAACTGTTTCAGAGAGTGATAAAGTTGAATCACATGCTAAAAAGGTTCAAAAATCAAAGCGTAATTCCAATCATCGTTATCATGCTACCCGCAATATTAGGATAGCCATAAATAAAAAGCCAGTGGGCGATATTACAAAAATACACGTTGACTTGATTGTCCGATTTAATGGAAGAAAAGTCATTTTACCCTAAAAAATCATGTCTAAATCTATTCCCAAAAATATAGAAATTGCAGCTGTTTACGGCGTTGATGAAAAGGCAAGTGTTACCCGTTTGCCTTTACTTAAAACAAGCTCTACTGCCGATGAGCCAGCGGCTCAACCCGTTGCGAAAGCAAGAGGAAAAAAAGAAGGTAGTGAACGATATGAAAGATGGGATTTTCCAAAATTATTGCTTGATAAAATAGAAAAAGTGCCAATTGCAGCCACTGCAATTGAGAATCGTGCCTGGGCCTTGATGGGTCAAAGCGTAGGTTATGTACGTCGTGAAGATTTGATGAATGCGGGTGAAACAGGCGTGGTAAGAAGGCATTATGATCCTGAAATAGAAAAAGCATTGGAGCGTAATGCTGTATATTTAGAGCATTTGCCTTTAAAAGCATTCGATTTATGTGCCTTTTATAATAGTTTTACTCAACATGTTTTATCTATCAATTCTTCAAAAATTGTTCAACTTAAAACGCTTGAGGCTGAATATTCAAGGGTTTCAAGATTTAATTTATCCAAGGGAACTTCTGACAGGCAGTATGTTTATTACTCAGGTGAATTTTCGAGGTCATTAAAAGACAAAGACTTAGATGATAAGGAATTGACTACGACTTTGAAATTGCATGACCCGCTAAATCTTAATTTTTTTGCAGAATTAGAAAAATCAAAAACTAAAACATTTGCAACTCATACCCGTGTAAGGACGATGCGCTCACACTATTATGCAACTCCGACACACAAAGGGTTGTATATAGAAGATGGCTGGGTAGATAATGCCGCTAATGTGCCTAAGATTGTCAATACACTTCAGAACAAACAGGCGAGCATTAAACAGATAATCTACGTGAGCGTTGATTATATGAAGCAACGCTATGACAACTGGATCATGTTAGATTTAGATAAACAACAAGAATTGTTTGATGCCCTTGGAGATGAGCTAACTTTAAAATTATCAGGAACAAGTAACATCAATAGTACAATTGCTCTTTTATGCACAACAAATGGCGATGGCTCATTCAATAAAACGATATGGGTTGAGCCCGTTGCTGATAAATTGGATAGAAATGGATGGGTGCCAGATGCTGACCATTCAAATAAACATATTGTGATGGGACATAATATGCCACAAACAATGTTTGGTATCCAAAATAGCAATGTGAAGATGAATAGTGAAAGTGGATCAACTTCACGGGAAGGTTTTAATACTATGCTCACGTTGAATACTCCTATGCAAATGCTTTATTTATCAGACTTGCAACTGATGGCTAACTATAATCGTAATCGTGGTTATTCTAATTGGGATGTTGTATATTTTGTAGAAAATGAAACCCACACAACAACTAATAATCAAGAAAGTGGAATCCAAAAAGATAAAAAAGCAATAGTAATCAAATGATAATATCAACAATTTCAGAAATAAGGGAATATGTCCCGGCTATTACGACGGGCGTTCAAGATGCAGACATAAAAGATGCTATTCGCACCGTAGAGCGTGAGTATTTACAAAAATATTTTGGAGATTTTGATTATTCCTCTAAAGTTGACATCTTGAAATTATTGAAAGAATCGGTTGCTAAATTATCCGTTTGGCGATACAGTCTGACCGCATCTGTTCACATAACAGGTTCTGGCGTTCAAAGATTTGAAAACGAAGATTTCAAAACAGCATTCAAAAATCAGGAAAGATTATTTAGAGATGAACTACTGAGGGGTGGCTTTACTGCTTTGGAAGATGCTGTTTTTTTAGCGTGTAGCAATCAGGATTTTCAAGCACATGAGAAGTATGCAGAGGTAACGAGTAGTTTTGTCAATTTTACGCATGAAATAGGCGCATTTACGCTTGACTATCAAACTCTTGCAGTTATTAAGCCTTATGTGGAGTTAATTGAACTGGATGCCTTAAAATCTGTTTTAGGCGTTGTTTTGTATGATTATTTGAAGGATAAACAATACAAAACGATTGAATCTGTGACAAAAAAGATGCTTCTAAAGATAATTAGGCAAGCATTGGCACAATACGCTATAAATATGGCTTTCGAGATGGGTATGGTCACTGTATCTGGAAATAATGTTTATTTACGACAAGACAGAAACGATGATAATAGTGAGCAAAGGATAACACCTTCTCTTGATTATTTTGATTATTTCATGCGTAATAGAAAAGCTCATACAGTAAGATTTTTTTTGCATGTAAATAAATATTTAACTGAAAACGCTGTTGATTTGGGGTGGACGGCACCTGCTCTTGTTGCGCCAAGAAATAGTGAAAACAAAATAGCTGTTAAAACTTTATAAAATGAATATATCAGAGAACGGAATAAAGCTCATAAAAGCTTATGAATCATTTTTTGAAAATGCCTATCAAGATATCGTTGGCGTTTGGACAATTGGATGGGGCACCATACAATATCCTGATGGTAGAAAAGTTGAAAAAGGAGATGTCTGTAATTTAGCTGAAGCTGAACGATGGCTTGCTTTTGAACTCCACCTCAAACAAGCTGATGTTTTACGTATTACTGAGGGGGCGAGACTGAATCAACAAATGTTTGATGCTTTGGTTAGTTTGGTGTACAATGTAGGTGTAGGAGGTATTTCCAAATCATTCATTCAAATGATTAAAAACAATTCAACTGATAAACGAATTGTTGGTAATACATCTGTGAAATACAGATATTTTGGAGTAGGTGGGAAATTTATCCAGTATTGTAATGCTGGTGGAAAACCTATAAAAGGATTGATTCGTAGAAGAAAATCTGAAGCATTTCTTTATTTGAATGGATACATTAATATGTTTAAAGAGATGAATGAGGATAAATTAACAGAAGCAAATGAATATCTTAAATTACCTGTTTAGCAACTATGACAGATTTTGAACTTTTACATCACCAACAGCGATTTAATGTAATCATCAACGCTTGGGGAAAAACGAGTAAAGCTGAGTTTTTACGAAAGATTCGCACATTACCTTTTAAAGAGCGTAAAATGTGGGCTGGTAGGACTGGGCAAGAAATACTGAGGGGTAAAGTAAGTATTAAGTTTAAAAAATCGGGTGGTGACGTTGTTCGTGTTATATGGCCTTTCACAAGACACGGTATATTCCAGGAACGAGGTGTAGGAAGAGGCAGGAAAATTGGAAGTGGAAAAGAAAAACCTATGCAATGGATAAAGCCCGTATTAGAATCGCAGTCTAAAATATTAGCAAATGATTTAGCTGATGAGGCTTTTAGGAGTTTAGGGAATGTGATTAGGATTAATGTAAATGGAATATTTTCTATTGAAATTTGAAAATAATTACTTAACTTTGTCTCAATGATAATTGAAAAATTATTATTGAATCTATATAGATTTAGCCGTTTTGCTTTTTTGCAAAACGGCTTTTTTTTGCCTAATTTTTTATTTTATAACAAATTGTTATAATATCATTAGAAAACACTTAAACCATTGTAAATCAATGGTTTGTAT